CTTGGGTCAGCGCCAGCCCGCGAAGATGCCGTTCGCTATATGATAGCGCACCGCGCCGGCATGGTCGCGGCCATGCTGGCAATCAACAATATGCTAGGTGTAAAATGAAGCCCGACACTCGCCACATTTATGAGCCAGCGCCAGAGCGCCGCCCGCGCGGCGACATGGTGCTGGGCATCCTTGCCCTTGCGGCCACGATTGCTCTTGCCTGGTGTGCTGCGATTGCTCTGCATTTTGTCGGAGGTGCGCTATGATTTATTTCATCACATACCCCAACGGCGAAGCCGCATGGTTCCCAAGCATGGCCGCGTTGCTAGAGAGCATCGAGTACGATGCCTTTGGCCTTCAGGATTGCCACGTTTACCGCATAGATCAACCTGACATAAACGCGGAGGTTGAAGCCGCGCTGCGCGACTATGACGAGGCGCTAGCCTGGGACGGCGACCATGAGGCGGTAATTTCATCGCCAGAAAAGACGGGGCGGATATGACCGATTATCGCGTCACTGTGACTGTAAAAAACGCCCGCATCCTCAAGGCTATGGAAAAAGCGGGATTCAAAACTATCGTGGAATTGTCGCGAGCCAGCGGCTTATGTTTAAGCAGCATTTACGATTTGCTGGGAATGAAAAAGGCTCCCATGGGGCGCGGTGCGGGTGTCAGGAAAGAAAGCGGCAAACCATTAGAATGGACGATGGCGGCGCAAACCCTTGCGGCCACGCTTAAGACACCAGTCGAAAAACTATTTAGCGAAACTCAGCGCGACCCGTCTGGCATGATAACGAAGAAAAGCGTTGACGTAACAGAAGCAGACATCAAGGGTTATATTTCGTCTCAATCTTATGACGCACCACAAATAGAAAGCGACGTTGAGCGGGTGGATTTATTAAAAAAGTTAATCCTTCAAGCCAAGCTTACACCTTTGGAAAATACTCTTTTGGTGAGAAGGTTTTTCAACGACGAAACGCTTGAAGAAATTGCCAAGGATCATTCTGTATGCAAAGAGCGCATCCGCCAGCGTATAAACAAAGCTATGAGGAAAATAGGCTCTCCTGCTGGGGTTAGAATGTTCGAAAACGGGACAAGCAAATAATGGACAAGATCAAGCCAATCCAATTCCCGTTTACATGCCGGTGCGGCGTTCGTCATGCCAAGCTGGCAACGGCCCGGTTTGATAGCCGGGACCGGCTGCACTACGATTGCGCGACTTGTAGGCCACGCCCGCAATCAAGGCCGCGCCGAAAGGCCGAGCCGGGCGAGTGTGCCTATTGCGACGCCGAGCGGGCGGTAGACAATCACTTCCACCCGCCGCACGATGCCTCGCCGCATTGCCGGTCTGGTGGTAAAACCCACTGTTCGTGCAACTCCTGCTTTTGAAGGGAAACGCCATGCCGAAGAAACCGAAACCCAAAATAAAACAAAACAACGATCCCCATGTGGTCTTTTATTGGAACCAAAAGACCACATACGCAGGGCAACTATTTATCCGGATTACTATACCCGGAAATCTTAAGTTTTTGACAGACACGCCCGCGCGGAAATATCATGTAACTATGTACCCAAAACAATTCTTGTATTTTGCCATGCTAAGTTTTTCATAAAGGGAAACGCCATGCCACCAGAAACATCAGCGCGCCAAATCCTGGCCGAGCTAATAGAAAGCTGCGAGACAATCGAGCATTATCTTGATGCCATATGGGCGCAGCGCGCTCAAACCAGCCCCGCAGCCTCTACCGGCTGGCCCTATGAACCCAGCGCCGGAATAACGCAGCCAAGCAAGCTAAGGAAAGTTAAATGAAAGCCGCTGATTTCTTAGGCCATTGCCAAGGCGTTGTGCGGGACCGTGGCGAGCAATACGGTGACGCCCGCGCCAACATGGAGGACACGGCTAAACGCTGGTCTAGCGTTATCGGTGTGCTTGTGACGCCATCCCAGGTCGCGCTTTGCATGATCGAGTTGAAACTTTCCCGTTTGCGTATGGGGATGAGCCTAGACAGCATCACCGATATATGCGGATATTCGGCTATTATTGCTGAGCTAAACACCGATTAAACGCACCCGCCCCTGCGCTCCTTGGGGCGGTGTGCGGTCCCCCGGCTTGGCTTGGCGGTTTCGCCGGGGGACACCTAATCCGACATTTTCCATGTCCTAGGCGTTGTTTCCTCAATCCGCTGCGCGTCTGACAGGTCTTTTATCGCGCGCCGGACGCCCATGCTGGCCGCATCAGAGCCAAGGCTAAACGCCCTCCTTAGTTCTTCCCTTAGCTGGGCCTCTGTACACGGCCCGTCATTAAGCACCTTGAGTATTTGGGCATCGTACTTGCCGCCCTTGTAGTTCTTTCTGACAGACGCAACAGCATCATGGAACTCGGCTACTAGGCTGGTTATTTCGTCGCCGTCCCCGTCGTTTCCAAGGGCGTGACGGTTAAGGTCAAAGTACAGCCCTTTAATCATGTCGCCGTCTTTCTGCTTGGTAACGTCGAGCTTCGCGTTCATGCCTTCTTTATCGTTACGATAGCAGCCCAGCATAAAGTCCACGTTGGCCGTGATAGCAGACGATCCACGGGGGCGTTCAGTGGCATTGTGGCCGGTATGGTGGATCACCAGCACCGTGCAGTTAAACGCCGCCCTTAGTTCGCTGTTGAGCATACGCAGGTAAGCGCCAATGTCGCTGGAACTGTTCTCGTCTCCATTGAACGTCTGCGAAAGCGTGTCAACCACCACAAGAGACGGAATTTGCGGCAATGCAGCAATGGCTTGGCGAAGCGCGCCGATTTCTAGCTTGGCGCTTAGAAGCAAAGGGACACGGCAAATATGGAAATTCTTGGGAACGTCAACGCCTACGTTACGGTGCCAGGCATCAATACGCCTTGCCACGCCAGCGCCGCCCTCTGCGGCCACATAGACCACGCCACCGGCAACGGTCTTGCGCTTGGTCCAGTCAATGCCATGCGCGACTGAAAGGCAAAGGTCTATTGCAATGAAGGACTTAAAGGTGCCAGACGCACCAAAGATCATGCCCATTGCGTCTTGTGGGATGATATTCTTCACCATCCACTTGATGTCTTTCGTTGCCGCCGTGACTTCTTCGATTGTTTCCAACAGGTTATGGGACGTTATAGGCTCAGGCTCTTTCGGCGCATACTTCTCAGCGGAAGCCACCATGCGGGTTAGCTCAGAGCCGAACCGCTGTTGCCAACGGTCAAGCTGGGCCGGGTCGCCTTCAGGCTTTGACGCCAGCATGAGGGAGCGCAGGACGTTGACGGTAGCGCCTGGGCGCAGTCCACCGGCAATCAGGGAGGCAGACAGCTTTAGCAGGGGGTCGTGATAGTCGCGGTCCTCTAGGTTGGGCGTGATAATGGCCTTAACCAGATCGGACGCATCGCCTGTGGCCTCAATCTTGGTCTTGGGCGTTTCCATGCCGCGCTTGATAACGTCAAGGTTTAGGCTGAACGTGCGGACGGCATCGGCAAGGGGGTAGACTTCATCTAGGTTGCAAAACAGCAGCTTCTGGGAAAACATCCCGGTGTCGCGCTTTTTGGTATTGGTGCCGACAGGGAGCCGGGCATAGCGCACGGGGTTATTGCCGCTGCTGTCAGCTTTGACAAAGCCGCTGGCACCCATTGCCCGCAGCACGGCGTCAATCAGGGGTGCGTTGCGGGTATCGGCATCGGCGGGGTCTAGTAGAACGCCGACTTGGTAATTGCCTTTTGACGTTTCCAAGGCGTAGGAATAGCTGCCGATAAGGTCATCCAGCCCGGCGGGTGATATATCGTCAGCCATCAGGACAGCCAGACGGCCAAAGACTTCCTTGCTACGGCGCTTGTCGCCTTCGCGGGCATAGCAGACGCCGACGGAATAGTAGTTATTGTCCTCTGCCCGCTGGTCTATGACGGTCTTCTGATCGTCCGTCCCTGTCCAGGCTGATCCAAGCCAAAGGCTACCGGGGGCAGTGCCTGGATCACTGGCAAAGGATGTAGTCCAGCCGTAGTCATTCTTGAGACGGCCATAGACAGCCGACAAGAACTCGGAATTACGCATTAAACCCTCTACTCGAAAAAGATGCCAGACAGGTCTTGAAGGTTTACCTTGATGCCTTTATCGCTGGCATGATTCAGCAGCTTGACCCAATAGGGCTGGGGGATAATCCCGTTAGTGCCGCTCTTGACCAGCCAACGGCTGACTGTGGACGGATTGATTTTGAGGATTTTAGCCGTAGGCGTAACACCACCGAAACGGCAAACGATGGAATAGGCCGGTTCGCACCGGCCTTTGATATGAGCCATTAAAACAGTCCTTTCATTGCTGATTTGCCTTTAGACCACCGCCATGCGTTATGAGCAATAGTAAATCTAACAAAAAAACATCTTGCATCTTATTCAATCCAGATGCTACGCCATGCCCTCAACGACGCAACGAGGAAACCGCCATGCGCTCAAATAGTGAAGCCGAACTAGAAAACCTTGCCGAACAATGGCTTGTCGTGAAGGAAGCAGAACGCGCGGCCAATGCCGAACGTCTGCGGATTGAAGATAAGCTGTTGGCGCTGATCCCTGCCAAGGAAGAGGGATCAATCACCCAGGCCATTAGCGACAGATACAAGCTAAAGGCAACGGGCAAACTTAGTTATAAAGCTGATCTTGACCAGCTTAAAGCGTTGACGGCAGACTGGCCGGAAGATTACCGCCCGATTCGCACATATGAGGAAGCCGACAGCGCCATGCTGAAGGCCATCCGTTCAGACAGTCCCGCACTCTGGCAACGTATTGCTGGAGCTTTGACGGTCAAGCCTTTGAAAACCAGCATTACCATAGAGGACATCTAACAATGGCTTTCGACCTTAAATCTATCAAGAAAAACACCGCCATCGCCGCGCCGCGCGTTATGGTTTATGGCGTCGAGGGCATAGGCAAAAGCACCTTTGCCGCTGCTTCGCCTAATCCCATTTATATCTTGACTGAGGACGGCCTTGGCTCGCTCAAGGTTGACCACTTCCCTATCGCTACGTCGTTCAAGGATGTGATGGACGCTATCGGCGTTCTGTATAGCGACAAGCATGACTTTAAGACCGTTGTGATCGACAGCCTTGACTGGCTGGAGGCCATCATTCAGCGGGAAATCGAACAGAAGTACGAAGCCAAAGACCTTGCTTACGGCAAGGGCGCGGTGATTGCTGCTGAACGCTGGCGCGAAATCCTGGACGGATTGAACGCCTTGCGTAATGACAAGGGCATGATTGTTATTCTCATCGCCCACACTACGATTAAACGCTTCGACAGCCCAGAGGTCGAGCCGTATGACCGCTATCAGCCCAAGTTGCAGGAACGTTCTAATGCGGTATGCAGGGAGTGGGTTGATGCCCTGATGTTCGCTAACTACAAGACCATCGTTAAGAAGGACGATGTAGGCTTTAATCAGACTAACAATCGCGGTATCAGCACCGGCGAGCGTATGCTGTTCACCAGTGAACGCCCGGCCTACATGGCTAAGAACCGCTACAATCTTCCCGAAAGCATCCCGTTGTCTTGGGATGCCTTTGCTGAAGCAATCAACTAAACCCAAAGGAACAAACGATGCCTATCATTGACTTTGACGTTACGACATACGAACCCCAGGTTAAGTCCAGCTTTGAACCGCTGCCGCCAGGCGACTATCAGGCCATCATTAGCGACAGCGCGCTCAAGACCACGAAGGCCGGGACGGGCGAATACATCGAACTGACGATGCAGATCACGGACGGCAAGTATTCGGGTCGCCGCATCTGGGAGCGCCTGAACGTCAGCAACCCCAACAAGGTCGCTGAAGAAATCGCCCGCAGCCAGCTTAACGCCATTCGTGGCGCGCTGGGTATCGCCAAGCTGGAAAGCACGGAACAGCTTCACGACAAGCCCTTTGTCTTGTCGCTGGACATTGACCGCAAAGAGCCGACACGCAATCGCGTGATGGGCTACAGCGCGGGCCGTGCCGCCAGCAAGCCGCGCCCGGCTACTGCTGAAGCCCCTGCTGGCAAGCCTTGGGAGCGTAAGTGATGATAGACGATGAAATTGAAGATAACGCTTATCGGCACGAAGCGGCTTACGATAAGCATAGCGAAATGTATAATAATGCTAATTGGCGTTCTATTGCCATCAGCTTGAAGCGCATTGCAGACGCGTTGCATGGTTATAACGGCGACAGGCTTGCTTTAATTTTAGAAGATAGAGGCCAATAATGCCCCCCCTGCCCGCATCCATGCACACCACGGCCCGCAAGATTTACGACTGGTACGAAAGCCAGAAGGAGGATCACCGCGAGCATTTGGGCGCGTCATTGATCGGGCATCACTGTGACCGATACCTATGGCTGACCTTCCGTTGGAGCGTGTCCCCTCAATTCGAGGGGCGCGTTCTGCGGTTGTTCAATACCGGCAAGCGCGAAGAAACGAGGGTCTACGATGAACTACGCGCCATTGGCGTTGAAATACATACAGAAGAAAATGGTAAGCAAATTATTTGCCGCGATTCTTCCGGCCACTTTGGCGGCAGTCTTGACGGCATTGGTCTGGGCTTTCCTGAAGCACCGAAAACGTGGGCGGTCCTAGAGGTCAAGACCTGCAACGCCAGCAGCTTTGCCAAGCTGGCGAAGTCCAAGAGCGTCAAGGCTGAAAAGCCCCAGCACTACGCCCAGATGCAGACTTACATGGGCATGATGAAGCTGGATCGGACGCTGTACTTCGCGGTCAATAAGGACAGCGACGATCTATATACCGAATGGGTCCACGCGGATAAGGAGGCGTATCTGGACGCCCTGGCGCGGGCCAAGCGTATTGTGAACGCCGCCAGCCCGCCCAGCAGGATCAGCGAAGACCCGGCACACTGGCTGTGCAAGATGTGCGATATGTACAAGCTATGCCATCAGCAAGAGCCAGCCGAGGCCAACTGCCGTACTTGCTGCCACGCCACGCCCATCGAAGGCGGCAAATGGCATTGCAACGAATACACCAAGGAACTGTCAGCCGATGCCCAGCGCAAGGGCTGTGACAGCCATATATTCATCCCTGCCCTGGTGCATGGGACGCCCGTTGACGGCGGCGTGAACTTTGTCGAGTATTTTGTCGAAGGCACTGGCGAGACGTTCAAGAACGGCCCGGCGCATACTAAGTCGAAGACCATGAACAAGAAGCGCAAAAAGCCTGATGCTAATCTTGAACCTTTTGTTGATGACGAAATCATCCCGTTTTAGGAGCATTATGACTAAAGTTGGCGCGCAAACAGAAAAACGCAAAGAACGCGAAGCTGCTGTTCTGAAAATGACGATGATGCTGCTCGAAGCAGTAGATGGCGTCCATCCGTATGATGTCCGCGCGGCCTTGGGAGCGAAATACCGCATTGGCTTGATTGCAGAAGATTTGTCGCGCCTAGCGACGGAGGGAAAGCTCCGCCGTACTCCGCCGCAAGGAAATTACGCACTGCCGCTGAAGGCGCTGAAGCCCAAGGTTGAAGTTGTGACTGAAGAATCATTTATCCGCCCGCCGTCTTTGGCGCGGCTTATGGGGTGCAAGTGATGAACATGATCGAACGGGTGGCGCTGGCCCTCAATGACGCAATGATAAAGCACGGCGATTACAAGCCAGACGAACTAGCTCGCGCCGCCATTGCCGCCATGCGGGAGCCTACAGAGTCTATGCGCCGTAAGTTGTGGCTATATGGAAACCATCCTGACAAAGAATTTGTTATGGACGGCGGTATGTGGCGAGAAATGATCGACGCCGCGCTGGA